TTTACAAGCGATATTTCCCAACAAAATCTAAGGAGAAGAAGAAGAGTTGCAACGTAACAAAAGTTGAAGCACTTGAAAAGAAAAAGATAAACATACAAGAGGAGATTGAAAAGCTAAAAGAGTCAGACGAAGAGGTTGACACACAGAAATACAATGATGGACAACCAAAATCAGTTAAACAAAAAGAAAAAGTACCTTCAAAAGCACCTGTGGTTGTTGTTCCTATTTACAAGGCACAAGGAAGATTCGACACTGCAGTTACTAAACTTTTTGTCAAAGATTATGTAAATTCGAGTAATACGGAGTTGTCATGTCCGGCTGCTTATCGAACAGAAAAGATTGTTTTGCAAAACATGTACATTATGATTCTGGAATTTAAACGACAGGGTCAACTACAATATGGAGTTTTACGAGGTACATTCTTAAATGATAGATGTTTGATAACAAATAGACATTTCTTCTCTGTAACTGAAGAAGAATACAAAACAGCTAATGTTTCCTTGTTTAATCCATTCAGAGAGTACATGCGAATTCCTACATCACAACTTGATGTGATGTCATTTGCTCATGAAGATGAACCACACAGTTTGTATTATGATTTAATTGCCATTAAATTTCCAAGTGCAGTGAAACAACATATTGATTTGACACAATCCCACAATATGGATTGTAATTTCATAAAGATGGAAAATATAGACAAGATATTACACCAGAATGCCACAATGGTTTCCTTATGTGAGGCGGTGGAATTCGAGAAAATTAAGGGAATTGATACAATCACTGCGAATCCAAGTTGGATTTTGATGGCAGAAAAGCAAAGAATTTCAATCAAATCCATAAACAGAGAGCCTTTGACTGCAACAGATCCAAATGGGGAATTTTTGTACACATGGAAAACAGTTTCTTATGATGCTCAAACATTAGCCGGATCATGTGGAAGTGTTCTAGTATCAAATTCATCTAATGAAACAGGTAAGGTGATAGGAATACACATGGCGGGTTATTGCTTAACAGATGATGCGTTTGGTCAAATTGTAACAGCTGAGATGATACAAGCATTGAAACCATATTGTCAGATGAGATATAAACCAGGAAAGATCGTAACAATCTTGCCCAACGAATTTCCTATTATAGCGACAATCCCACGTCCATTGTACATGCCATGTGAAACAAAATTGAGAAAAACTATTTGTTATGGAGAAGTTTTTGAAACAACAAAAGCACCAGCAAAATTGAAGTATGGGAAAGGAGAAGAGCATGGAGCTGTGACTGCAATAAAGAAATATTTAAATCCTAGCTATTTCTTGTCAGATGATGACAGAGCTTTTTGCAGAGCATACATGCATCACCTATTTAAACCAACAAGACCTATTATGAAAATGACACGTGAAGTAGCAATTAGAGGCATTGAAGGTGACAAATATATACAAGCAATGAATAGAAAATCAAGTTGTGGAATACCCTTAGCACAAGAGACAACAAAAACAGGAAAACACGAATATCTTGGAGAGGGAGAAGAGTTCATTTACGACCATCCAAGATTGGTTCAGCTCATTGATGAAATAACAACCTGTATAATGAATAATGAGAGACCAGATATTTATTTTGCAGTAACAATGAAAGACGAATTGAAGAAAGTTGAAAAACTTTTAGCTCGTATTTTTGCAGCAGGACCGATCCAATATTCAGTGCTCTTTAGAGAGTATTATATTGATTATTTCGCAGCAACAATGGAACGAAGGATTTTCAACTCTTCTTTAATTGGGATCAACATGTTAAGTTCAGATGTTGATGTGCTTGTAAGATATCTTTTGGAAGTTGCACACCCGTCCGAGCGTGCATTTCTTGCAGGAGATTTCAAGAACTTTGATGGTACATTGATGTCTTGCCTTTTGTGGGAAATATACGAGGTGATTGAGCAATTTTACGGACGTGAGAGTAAAATCACAAGAGCATTGTGGTTAGAAATCACTGATTCAAGACAAGTATTTGGGAATGCTGTTGCACATATCGCATCTGGGCAACCATCTGGTAACCCAGCTACGACTTTCGTAAATACTATGTACAATACATCTTTATTGTATTTAGTCATCTCAAAAATTTTACTCAAATTAAAGACAAGTGAAGCACTTGAAGTTAGAGCAAACTTAACAGATCATTTCCGTGTTGTAACATATGGAGATGATAATCTGATGTCTTTTTCACAAACACTGAGACACTTGATTGACCCAAAAGAGATAACATTGATGATGAAAACATTAGGACATACATATACCAATGATGCCAAGGATGGCAAAGAATTAGAATATAAACTACTTTCAGAAGTTTCAATTTTAAAGCGTACTTTTTCTTTTGATTCAGTACATGGGTGGATTGCACCTTTGGAATTAGTTTCTATTCTTGAATGCTTAAATTGGGATAAGGTAGATAACCGGAAACGAGAGGCAAAAT